ATCTTGGGTGAACGTTCAAATGGGATGTAGATCTCATCCTTGTTTTTTCGGTTTACCGGTATGCCCTCAGTGATTAGTGAGAATAACTGTTCAAAGTCAAAGTGCTTTTTAACATCATCAAATGCTAGCACCTGAGTATCCATGTTAACCCGTTGGTAGACAAAATCATTCTTACTTGGGTTATATGCCTTGCCATCTATCTTGATAATCTTGCGGATATTGCCGATGGCTGTCAACATGAGTGACTTACCACTACCTCCATTGGGGTTATCATCAATCTCCTGGTCATTAAAGATTATTGCCTTTTGGTCCGTCTTATCCTTAAAGGTATGGATGAGGTAGCCAAGTGTTGACTCCATTGCTTTAATCCGTTGCTCATCCTGAGCTGATACCTTATGTACAAAATCTTGGAAATTATTATCGTGAATCGCAATTTGGGTATAATTTCTTTTAATGATTTGTTCCCTCCAAATGTACCCATCTATATCAATATAGCTCATGAGCTCCAACTTGTCCTTTGATACCTTTGCCACTCCGTTAAGAAATGGGATATAAGATGAATAACGGTCATCCTGCAGGATACGCATGTCAATGGACTCTAGCATGTTCAGGTGTGACTCAGTAAACAAATTTGTTGACTTAGCACAGTGATTGTACACATCAAGTTCACCCTTGGCTAGGCAGTACTTGAGTACAAAGTCCTTGATTAACTCCACTGAGCTCTCACTAACCTTGTTTTCCTCAATGTACACATAGGTAGGCTTGTTACTCCGTTCCGGATAGTACTTAGCAAAGCCATGTTTTTGCAGAAACTTAGCATAGTCATGCGGCACGATAGTAATTTTCTTACCATCTGCTTGCCAGAACACATCATCTGAGTTCTGCACCTCCTCTTTTACTGACTCAATGATTGAGCTACTAACACCTAGCTGTTTTTGGATGTCCTCATCCTTAAGCCCCTCCTTTAATTTTAGCTTGACCTTGTTAACGGTGTATGTATCCTCAAAGTACTTAGTGTTAAAGTTGCTTGATTTGTATGCATTGATAACAGTGTTATTGATTTCACTTGCTGTAAAGTCTTCCTGTGCATATTGTAGCAGGTAATTTTTAGCGGCATACTGATCTACCCCATACTCAGCCATACAGCAGGCTACCTTGAATGTCCAATTATTCCTGCCCTGTTCAAACACTCCATGATTAAACTTCATGATGAGCTCAATGATACGGTCCTCATTAGCAATGGGTAGCACTGCTATCTTTTCAGCCTTGTGGTATCCTTTATCCTGGGTGATACCTTGAAACACATCGCAGAACTCATTGAGGTAGGCATCAGGGTCATAGCTTTCAAAGCATACCCTTGACACATTGCTGTTAGCTACGTCAAAATAATCACTTTGGATATATTCCTTGTATGCTTCAAACCTCCGTTTGTGTTCAAACTTGTTGCTTTCAGGTGTACGGATAACTACCTTGAGTCCATTTCCTGAGGGTGAAGTGAACATCATGTACACATAGGGGCATTCCTTGAGCCTGTTCCGTTCAGCTTTCAAGGTCTTAGCATCCGGATACTTATCAAAGTCTAGGACACAAAGCCCTGAGTGTTGGATGAGTCCATCATCCTTGCGTTCAGAGAATGTGCCATTAAACATGATTGCCATGAGTTGCATCTTGCTTTCACTATCTCCAGCACGCAGTTTCTTAATCTTACTAATCAGCTCGGGGTTACCTTGCTTAATTCTATTGTACACTTCTATTGCCTCAAGTGTGAAAGGTGTTTCTTTGGAGTTAAACAAGCTCCTGAAAACTGATATTTTTGGGTTATACATGGTTGTAAATATAATTAATGACGATAAAAAGACAATTTATGACGATAAAATAAAATCATCGTCATGGATATAAACCAATGCAGGCTTATGTTTCAGTGATTTCATGACGATATGACGATAAATTTTCCAAAGTACAAAGTTTTTTAGTGGTGTATTTTATAAGGACCCTATATAAGAGAACTGTCACACCGTCATACGGTCATAAAAAAGAGGAGCCGAAGCCCCTCCTCTAGTATTAACCCTTAAAAAATTATGATAGCTCAAATGTAGTACTAAGTTCATTCTTAGTCATTCTCTCTTGAAAACTTTTTAACAATTTAGTAGGGAAGTTACCTGTGATTGTGACCCTAGTTTCCTCGTCATCTATTGGCATAACATCGACATCAAAGATATTAATATCTGCCCTCTTGGGTCTAATGAGTTCTGGAATGGGGTATATCATCTTGAGGTAGTTTTGGTCTTTTCTATGGTACCAATACTTGTGCTCTTGGATGCCATGCACCACCGTACTATGATCACGATTAAAGTAGTGACCAATCATGGTAGTGGTCATGTGCCTGTTCTCATACATGTAGTTGTACAGGTAGTATCTTTTGCTTACTATCTCCTGCTTTCTGCTAGGTGTGTTCAGCTGATATTCCCTAATGATATCCACTATATCCTCATTCAAGGCTTGGCTCAGTTTGAATAGCTCCTCATTCATAGCTCTTGAATTTTATAACCCCATCGCAGGTACTGCTCTAAGGTCTCAGGTTGTTCATTCTCTTTATAAGCGAAGTTGAGCTGCCATAAAAAGCCTTTCTCATCCATCCCCATGTAGCACCATGTGCCACCCTCTGGCTCTACTTTATCCTCAAGCCACATTCTATAGTACTTTGTGTATTTCATTAGTCTAATCTTTTAGGGTCATTAACTCCTTTGAACAGGTTGCTTGTAGTAGCTATCATTCCGGTAGCTTTCATGAAGTCAACCTCAGCCTTAGCACTGTTTATCACTGAGTTAGATAGGTTAGAAATTGCCTGAGCCTTTTCTACTTCCGTAGATAGTTGTTCAGGTGTTAGCTCATCATCATTTAATCTCTCTAGAGCTGCAAAGAGGTGATCTCTAAGATCGTTCATTCCGTTTCTTGCCATTGTTTATTTTTTTATTAAGTTTACTTTTTAATTTCATGACCTGCTGTAGCTCCATTGGGAACCGTTGGATGCTGTTCTTAGTCATGTTTTTGTTCATTGGGATGCACTCCAGGTTGCTCAGTTCTAAGTTCATGGTGTTGCCATCAATAAACCTCACTATGTGCTTTGCAGGGATGGGTCCATTAGCCTGCTCCCACATCAACCGGTGCGTTAATACCCATACGCTATCTGCTATCTTAGTGTAGTGATACAATCTACCTGCTGTATCTTTACGGATGCTAGTTGCATTGGCCTCCCTAGTATTGAATGGCTTGTTGCCTTTCTTAAACATCGTAGCAGCTGCATTAGTTAGCAGTAGGTTAGGACATTTCATGCCTTTGTTGAATGGCACATGACCTTTAGGATACCTGGTATGCTTACCTGCGTTTAACATTAGGGCCCGGTTTATTGCTTTCTTTGTTTTAGGGTCTTTCTTTATGCCTCTGTTGTACGTTCTATTGTACACTTGGGATGCAGTCAATCCTAGGTATTCACCTAATATCTTAGCAGGAATGTATGGGTACAGTATTTCTAGTATCTTATCTTGTCGCATACTTTCTCAATTACAAAGTGTCCGTAAATATGAGTTCCTGCTGCCCTGAATTGGTTGACTTTCCAATGGCAGAGTGCTTTGGTAGGGAACTCATAGCTCTCTGCGAGCTTGCTTTCATAGAAGTATAGTAATCTGTACATGTGTTTTTGCATTTTAAGTATTCTAAATATAGGGAGGTATTAAAGGAGCCCCCCTTATCTCCTGCAAATGACTGCTTGGTCCACCATCTAGCCATCTCTGAGATATCTCTATGCATCATACCTCCACTCATCTTCATCAAAATCATTGTCAAACTCCTGCATATCTCTTACAAGATTGGTATCCTGGATGCACCACATGATCTCTTCCTTGAGTTGGTCAAGTTCGGTATCAGTTAGGATGTAGTCAAGCTCCACCTCACCAATAACCTGAGTAGCTACCACATTGCTAAGCTCCACCTCATAACTTTCATCGGTTATGTTAGTTATTTTGAACTCACAGTTACCATGCACATCATCATAGTCAAAATAAGCTACTTCAATTCCTATTGTTACTTGCATATCATAAAGATTAAAACGTTATACATTGCTACCATGGTACCCACGACTACAGCCATACCTGCTACTACTTTGAATAGTTCTTTTTTCATCGGTTAGCGTTTAGAATTGTTAAAAAATCTTCGGTGTTATCTAGTGCTTCCTGAGTCATTTCCTCAGTAGCTTCAACAAGCAGCTGCTCTAAGAATAAAGCAAGTACCTCTGCGTTGTTTTCGTGTGTCTTGATAAAGTCAAGGGCTCTTTCAAACTGTTTCATATATCATTTTTAAGTGTTAATACTCTGCGAAGATACACAAAGTTTCATATATGCAAACAATTTTGCATAATTTTCCACAAATTTAGAATGAGTCTAAATAAGGAATATCACATAATGTTGGTGAAAATCACTTAATTTTAAGGCGATAAGCTGAAATAATCTCCGCAAAAATCAGTCGATAAGCTTAAAAAATATGTGTCAATCGAGCGATTTGACCGTGTTCTTTGTGGTGAATGAATCCTTCAATCGCTTTCGGCGCGTGTTGGTAACCATTGCGGTGGTGCCATGAATCCGTTCCAGACGGTGAACGCAAAGATTCAACCGTCACACCGATGAAATCTTTTGACATTTTGTGGTGAACGTGGTGTGTGTACACATAACGGTGTTTCGTTTGTGACCATTCAACCGGGAATTCTTGTGCCATTAACAACGGCAAGTCATGAAGCTTCGCGCCGTCGCCGTGTGTCGTTCCGATTAAACTTGTGCCGTATTGAAACGCTTTGCGATGTGCTATTGAACAATCGAATGTTATGTTCGGACAATTCCTGAACCATGATTGAATGACATCCGCAAGGAAAAAGCCGTTTGTATAGTCGTGATTCGAAGGATTGAAAGTGAAATGGACGTCCGCAATCGTCACCAGCTTTTCAAGAATTTCAACGTAAAGCCGTTTCGCGTTTAGAAAATTTTCGTACCACATTCCGTCGGTGTCTTGTGGTGTTCCTGAAGTCGTTTGACGTTTCGGTGTGTCGATGTGAAGAATGTCATTCCCACCGATGAACAATATCTTTTCAATCTGGAATCCGCTTGACTTGTCCAGTATTCCTTGAACACCTTCGTGAACACGTTTCACCGCGATTTGTTGGTTGTAATCTTCACCGCTTTCAAAAGACGTCGCAAGCTTTCCGATGTGAACGTCAGCTGGATCAATGACAAGTAAATGACCTTCACTTGATTTCGTTCGTTTGATTTCTGGATAAACTGGTGAATGTTCTTCAATCGCTTTGAGAATGTCAAGCTTCAATTGTTCCAGCTTCTTTGATTCTTGGTCTTCGAAGTCAGGATTCTTGAAAAACAAGCTGGTGTTCTTTGATTTCAACCAACCGTGTTTGACGGTCTTCAGGTCGATGTCTTGGTCGTCACATTCACGTTTGATTGCGCGGTATTGTTGAACCACACGAAATTCGTCTGGTGTCAACCTTGGTCGAAATTTATTCATAGATATTTGAAGAATAATTGAACGCGCGAAATGAATGTGCTATTCAATACAAATCGAAGGATGAACCCAACGACAAAAGCAATTAAGACAACCCACCAGTTCGTTCGATATTTCACAACCTGAACCGCCTTCGCTGTTTTCCATTTTGTTTTTCCTTCGATTCGAAGTGTCTTCACGCGTTCTTTGTATTCAATTCGTGTCTGGAATCGTGTCTTCGGAACATACACGTTTCGAAAATTGATGACCGTGTCTTTTGTTGTTATGAATTTTTCCCAAACAATTGAATCGTGTTTAATGACCGGAAATGAATCAATGGTTGTGATTCGAATTGTGTCGGTGTCTTGTGTTAATTTTGCGCCATGTTTAAGCGCTTTTTTAACGTGATATTGTGCTTTCCTTTCCGATGAACACGAAACGACGGCAAACGTGATTAAAATGGCGTAAATTATTTTCATAAGTTCTTGAGCATTTCGATTAAACGTGGACACGGATAAACATCGGATTTGTCTTTTCGAACTGAATTGTGTGTGTATATTCCCGGAACATTCTTCAGCGCAAACAAATCAATGTCCCAAATCGATTCGTTGTAATCAAGCGGAATGTCGTATGTTTCGCAAAGGTAGGTGACAAGCTTTTGTGTCGATTCGATTTGTTCGTCCGTATATTTGAACCAAAACTTGTGGTTCTTGAATGGTCGTTCAAGTTCAGTCACCATTGACGAAGGAACGACGCGGTTGACGTAGTTGTAAAATTTACCGTTCACTTGTTTCAACGGTCCCCAGTTTGTCAATTCAATACCAATTGACGTCTTGTTCAGGTCACGAAATGGAATCTTGTTCGCCTTGAAGATTTCCGAACCAACACCCAAGTGCCACGCCCAGTGTTTCGAAGAAAAACATTGAACGATTTCGCCACGTTCACCAACCACAAAAGCAGTCGCAATCTTTGACGAATTCGAATTCCAAAACTTTGAAACGCTTCGAGCGTCGCCACCACCAGCGGTGTGGTGCAAATATACTTGTGTTTTTGGATGTTCTTCAGCGATGAATTGTCCCGGTGACAATCGTTCCTGAATCAAGTTCAAATCGTTTACTTGAATTCGTCCCATTCTTGTTTTTTTGCTGTTAAAAATTCTTTGAATGATTTCAAGACGTCCTTCTTTGTTACGTCGAAATAAGATTCATTGATTGATTTCAATTCGATAAAAATACAAAAGAATGTGAACGCCTTGGTCAACACAAGGTCAACCGATACGAACAAGCCAATCAAGTCAGCAATCACATACTTTTCAAGCATGAATACCGCCACAATACCGCCTGAATAAATCAATGACTTTGAAACAGTCCTTGCAAATCCGCGTGAACGGATTGATTTCCAACCTTTCAATTTTACACTTCGCCAAATACCGACCACAAGGTCAAGCCAAATGAAACAAATCGCAATCAACACCATGGGTGTGACTGGTGCGAGAATTGATAAAAAAGAAAGTCCAAGCAAAGTCAAGTTAGTTTTCATCGTCAAGTTGATTGTGGTGCAATTCAGTAAAGATTTGATAAGTGTTGAAAAAGAAAATTGTCCAGCCGAAAAGAATCATGTGAATTTCATGACTGAACCAAAGTGAAAAAGCCGTTCCATAACTGACAAGATAGTAAGCAACCGCAAGGAATCGAAGGTGGTCTTGATTAATCATTGCCGAATGAATAATTGTCCATAGGAATTTGACACCAATCTTCGTTATCGTAAACGTTCATCGCGATGTTCATTGTCCAGCCAGCTGTTATGTCTTGTGAACGGTTGATGAATGGTGTCGTCGCCATTGTTCCAGTAACGTCAAGGAAATCTTCGAAGCGCCATTGCTTCAAAATGACATGAATGTCTTTGCAAATCGAAAGACAATCCGAATGAATTTCGTTTATTTGTCGATATTCTTGGATATTGTACTTGTCAGCAATCGAAATGATTGCGTTCACCTGAACACCGAAGTCGTTAATTTGTCCCGGTTGTAAGGTGACAACCATTAAAGGATAGTCAATCGCGTCGCGTGACACCGCGTCAAGATAGTCGCCTTGAAAGAAGCTGTTTATTTGACGGTGTTCGGTCGCAATTATTTCGAATTCCTTCATTAACTGGTTTAACGTCTTTTCCATTCTTCAGGTATTTGTTCAGTTTTTCAATGTCTTTTTTGCTTGGTGTAAAGCGTTTACTCATACAATCCAGTTTAACGGCGAATAACCAGTGTTATCTTTTGTTACTTTTTCATGACACATCGAAGGCGATCCACAACAATCAATGTATTCAGGATAGTTGTCGCCATTGTCGTCCATTAAGAAACCGATAAGACGTTCTTTGTAAAATTGTGCGTCCTTCAAAAGTTGGTCACGCAAAACATATGTGTCAGGTGTGTTGTTCGCGGAAATGTTTTCGTCGTTCACACGTCCGACCGATTTGTTTGTTAATTTTTCGTTCAATAGTAACGCGCAACGGTAGTCCACATAAGCGACCAAACACGGCACGACGTAATCATTCATCAATGTCAGGTAAGTCGGTGACCATGTATTGTTTTGCACGCGCAACAACAAAGCTTTGTACAAAGGTGTGCCCAACGCAGGTTGAACGTGAATGTCTTGACTTCGACGAATCGCAACCGCGAGAATTTTCGTGTCGGTGTTTTGGTGAATCAATCCAAGTTTTTTAAGATTCTCTACGGAAAGTAAATAATTCATATTATTGTGCAATTACTAATTGTTGAATCCATTCGTGACGGCAAAACGGTGTTGTGACTTGTGTGTCTGGATTTGTATACCAACCACCACGGTAACGCCACACATCGCGGTCAACACGAACGGAAATGTTGTCAATATCTTGACGTGAATAACTTCGGTTAAGTTCGATAAGCTTCACGCAAAACGCGCGTGATTGCGTTATCGGATCAGGAACATTCGGACGTGTTCGGTAAGTGTAACGAACTTCGAACCTTGAAATCGGAATGTCAAGGTTGTCAATTACGGACTTTCCCAGCGTGTTCACTTCACCCCCCTTCGTGAGAATTTCAAGTTCACGAAGCGTCTCGATTCTTTTCGCAACGTCTTCAATTGATGTGTTCAACGCCTTCGCGATTGCTTCGCTTGATTCACCGTCGGAAAGTAATTTCAAAACGTCCTTGTCAGCACCAGTCAACGTCGCTGAAATTTCACCAACCTTGTCGAATAATTGTTGACTTCGTGAAAACACTTGTTCGCTTGGTGTGTCCCACGCAATCGGTTCGGAATGTAACACGATGAACTTGTCATTCGATTCACCGAATTGTTCGAACACCTTTATTTCGTCGTCGCTGAATTGATTATTGTGACATGATTGAACAATCGGTGTCGTGGTCGCTGGAACACCAACGATTTCACGCGCGGTTCTTTCGTCAATTGTAGGGAATGAAGCCAACACAATCGACAACGCGCTTTGTGGTGTTAGGATTCCTTCTTTAATCTTCGCAACCACATCAATCAATGAAGCGATTTGTGCGCCATTCAACGCGCTTTTCGCAACGTCAACAGCTTCGGTTGCTGGTTGTCCTTCGGTTGTTGGTGCTTGTTCGATTGTTGCGTCTTGTGGTAACGGATCAACGTCACGAAGTTTAACTTCACCAACATAACCACCAAGTTCAAGCATTAAGTTCAACATCCATTCAATTCGTCTTTGCTTTGTGTTCACATAAGTCGATTTGAAAATGTTGAATAAATCACCGCTTTCCGCTGAATTGAATGAACCTTCAAGACGTACACCGAACAATTGCGGTGAAGTGATTGCATGCGCCACAAGAATGTTTTGTTGCACGCTTTTTTCAGTCGCTAAATATCTTTGGTCAAGGTTGTTGCCATTCAACGACATGACCGTCGGCGCTTCATCTTGTCCGTTGCTGAATGTCAAAATGATTTCGCCAGCGTCTTCGACCGATTGTGAACGACCTTTGACGTTGTCCTTCAGTCGATTCAATTCTTCGGTTGTTTCGGGATAACCTGAAGGAAAGTTGACAAGCGTCCCGGACTTGAATCCATTTTGCAATTCGTACATGTGGAACTTTGAAATGTCCACGTCCGT